CTCCAACAGATCGTTTCTGTGTACTACCACCTGCTGAGTATTACAAGCTTGCTGAGTCTGCTACAAGAACTGTAGATACAGATTTCAACCCACAAGGTAACGGTTCGTTTGCTTCTGGTAAGGTACAACAGGTTGCTGGCATCCCAATCATGATGTCAAACAATGTACCTCAGTCAAACAGATCTGCTGCTTCTGGTGAGAACAATGCTTACAATGGTGACGATAGTAAAACTATTGGTCTTGTCTTCCACAAGTCTGCTGTTGGTACAGTAAAACTTATGGATATGACTACTGAGATCTCTGGTTCTGACTACGGAATTATGTATCAAGGTACATTAATGGTTGCTAAGTATGCTCTTGGTCATGGAATCCTAAGACCAGAATGTGCTGCAACAATTAAACTTGCTGCTTCTTAATTTCAATTTATAGGGTATCTTATTATTAGATACCCTTTTTTTTATTGCCATGTATTCATCAAAGAAAAAGAAAAAAAAGAAAGGTGGGAGGGATTCCCTTAAAATAAAAAAGTATTAAACAATGACTGTAGCTGCAACCACTGAACTTGAAGCTGTCAATATAATGATGGCTGCTATAGGTGAAACACCTATAAATACTTTGTCAGGAACATTACCTGCTGATGCTGTCATTGCTCAATCTACTCTGGCTGAAATAAATAAAGAGGTACAATCTGAAGGTTGGTCATTTAATACAGAAATAGATGTAACACAATCAAGAGATTCTAGTAATAACCATATAAATATAGGTAATGATGTTTTAAGAATTGATCCAAATATTCATCAACACCCAACAATAGATGCAGTACAACGTGGATTAAAACTTTATGATCGACAAAATAATAGATATGAATTTGATGAAGACTTAACTTGTACTGTTGTATATTTTAGAACCTTTGCTGAAATACCAGAACAAGCTAGAAGATACATAACTATTAGGGCAGCTAGATTTTTTGTAGATAGATTAGTAGGAGATGAAGGCTTGAGAACTTATACAAAACAAGATGAAATTAAAGCAAGAGCTATTCTTGTTGAGACAGATTTAGCTAATGCAGATCACAACCTATTGAGAGGTGATCCTTCTCTTACAAGTGTATTTGATACATATAGCCCTTCAAGTGCTTTAATTAGATAATTATGGCTGTCATTTCAAGAGCTATACCTACTTTATTAAGAGGTATATCACAATCATCTGACTCTTTAAAACAACCAGATCATGCTGACATACAAGATAATGCTGACAGCAATCCAGTTTTAGGTCTTAGAAAACGATCAGGTTTTAATTATTTATCAAGTATATCTTCTTCAACTCTTGGTAATGTACATATTCAAACTATTAATAGAGATGCAACCGAAAGATATGTAGCTGTATTTAGTAATGGAAATGTACAAGTCTTTGAATTAGATGGTACAGAACTAACTGTTAATAAACCTGACGGAACTTCTTATCTAAATACTTCTGACCCAAGAAGTGTTATAAAAACTGTTACTATTGCTGATTTCACTTTTGTTGTAAATACAAGTATTGTGACAAAAATGGATACTGATTCTAGTCCTTATACACAAGATGTTCTTAATAATCAAACTGTAAGTTTAGCAAGTCAAGCAATTATATTTATTAATCAAGCTACAGCAAAAACAACTTATTCTGTAACTGTAGATGGTGTTACAGTCACAGATAATACAGATGGAGATTCTACTTTAAGCACTACAACAATAGCTGCTGATTTAAAAACTGGCCTTGAATCTGGACTTACTGGTTTTACTATTAATCAAAATGGTCCTGTTTTATGGATCAGAAAGAATGATGGTACAAATTTTGATATTGATGGAAACGATACTCAAGGTAATACTAAGATGTCTATATTTAAAGATTCAGTACAAAGGTTTACTGATTTACCAACAGTCGCACCGAATGGTTACATCATAGAAGTTAAAGGAGATGATGATACTAACTTCGATAATTACTACGTTAAATTTGTAAGCAATAATGGAGGACTATTTGAAGAAGGGCAGTGGGAAGAAACTGTAAAAGCTGGCATACCTTTTAAATTTGATTATGATAAAATGCCACACGTTTTAGTAAGACAAGCTAATGGTGAGTTTAGATTTGCAAGAGTTGATGGTGGCAATTATGGAATATCAACTTTACAATCTAACGCTACATATACCTCAACAACTGGCAGTAATTTAGTTACTATAACAAAAACTAATCATGGTTTTGCTTCAGGTGATTTAGTTAATGTAGTCAAAGTAAATGGCACCTTAAATAGTGGTCAATTTATGGTTGCTAGAGTTGATGCTAATACTCTTAGTTACGTTACAGCTACCAATGAAGGTGCTAATACAAACGCTAGTTGTACGATAGGTCAAGGTTTTTCTATACCTCAATGGGGTGAAAGAACTGTAGGTGATTTAGTATCTGCACCAAACCCTTCTTTTATTGGAAGTCCAATTAATAATGTATTTTTTTTTAGAAGCAGATTAGGGTTTTTAGCAGGTGATAATGTAATTCTTTCAAGAGTATCAGAGTTCTTTAACTTCTTTCCTGAGACTGTTATTTCTGTTTTAGATAATGAACCTATAGACGTAGCAGCATCACATACAAAAGTTGCTAATTTAAAAAGTGCAGTCACTATGGGAGAAAAACTTATATTATTTAGTGACCAAACCCAATTTGTATTAGCAAGTTCAGCAGAAAATCTTACACCTAAAACAGCTAACATAATAGTTGCAACTGAATTTGAAAGTAGTGCTGCTGCACAACCTGTAGGGTCTGGTAGTTCTATTTATTTTCTTACTCAAAAAGGGTCGTTTGCTGGTATTAGAGAATATATAATTCAAGGTGAAAGTCAAGTAAAAGACGCAGCAAACATAACGATCCATGTACCAAGACTAATACCAAGTAATATTTACAAAATGGCAGTATCAAATAATCAGGATATTCTTGTTGTATTAGGTTCAGACAATCCAAATAAATTATATTTATATAGATGGTTATATGGTGCTGATGGACAGAAAGCTTTAAGTAGTTGGTTTACTTACACAATAAATAGTAATAGATCAATTTTAAATGTAGATTTTATTGGTACAGATTTAATAACAGTTATTGAAGAAGCTAATAAAGTAACTTTAGAAAAGATACCATTTGAGACTGAATTTACAGAACCTAATGCTACCTTTGAATATCATTTAGATCATAAAGTAACTGAAGCAACTACAGGAGTTTCAGTTACATACAACGCTAGTACTGGATTAAGCACCTTTACAGTGCCTTATAGATTGAGAGCTACTATGAATATTATTGGTCGTTATCTAGCTAGTGGAGAAACAAGTACATATATAGATGCTAATAGTACAACAAAAACATTAAAGGCAGGTCAACAAATACAAACCACTAATGCTACTAATGGATCTACTTCTACAATTACAGCTACAGGAGATTTTAGAAATAGTAAATTTATTATTGGAGAGCCTTATGAAATGCACTATCGCTTTAGTAAACAAAGGCTAACAGAACAAGGTGCAGGTTCACCAGAATATATAGGAGGTCGATTACAATTGCATCATTTTTATATTAAATACGAAGATGCTGGCTTTTTTAAAGTAGAAGTAACACCAGAAAATAGAAGCACATCAACCTATGAATTTACAGGTAATTTATTAGGATCGGGTTCAGCAACTATAGGGCAAATAAATTTAGATACAGGAACTTTTAGAGTACCTGTTATGAGCAAATCAGACAGAGTAGATATAGATGTAAAGAACAATACTTTTTTACCTACAAGATTAGCTAGTGCAGAATATGAAGGAGTATTTCACATGAGGAGTAGAAGAATATAATGGGATATTTAAGAAAATCAAATATCAAAGATTTTAAATATGTAGTAGATAACATGAGAGTTATGGATAAGATTGAAGCCTTATATCAAACAGGCTTAAGTCCAGAAGATGCTCTTAGTTATACCTTCTTAGGTAGTAAAACTAATATGACTGTTGCTGATGATAATGACCAGCCAATAGGATTATGTGGTGTACAGAAAGATGGTTGTATATGGTTTGTTGCTACAGATGAATTGTTTGATAATAAAAAATATAGAATACAATTAATAAGACAGGGCAAAGAATGGGTTGATAATCTACTTGAGTCTTATAAAATACTTTATAATTATGTATATGCAGAAAACACTTCTGCTATAAAATGGTTGAAAGCTCTTGGTTTTACTTTTATAAAGTTGCATGAGAGTTATGGTTATCAAAAAAAACCTTTCTACGAATTTCTGAGGATCGCCTAGATGTGTGTTGCAGCGTTACCAGCATTAGGATTAGGTTCCGCAGCACCTTTATTTTATGCAGGTTTAGGTCTTACTGCTGCTAATGCTTTTGTTCAAAGATCTGCTGCTATAAGTGCAGCTAATCAAACATATAATCAAGCATTAATAGCTCAACAATCAGCAGAAGATTCAAAAAGATTACAGCAACAAGCACTAGCAGAACAAAAATCAGAAACAGAAAAATCTAAAGCACAAGATATATTTGCAAAAAATATTGATGCTTTGCAAGCAAGTCGATCTATAATAGCTTCAGAACAGGCAGGTACAACTATAGGATTATTATTAATGGATCAAGAAAGACAAGCTGCAAACTATAGAGAATCAGTAAATCAATCATTAGAATCTTATAGAAGACAATATGAAAGAAATATACTTGCAACTGAAGCAGATTATAAGAATCGAATAAATCAATTACAAAGCAATGTAAATCAAGCTTATAACCAAATTCCTTCTTTAGCGAGTACTTTACTTAATGTAGCCACATCAGGTCTTAATTCTTACGTTTCTCTTAAACAAGACTAATGACATCTAGTTTTCAAAGTACAGCTTTTCAATCCTCTGCAAGACCTGTAGATACTTTTGTAACACCTCCTAGTGTCTTACCTAAAACTGGCATGATGGAATTAGCAGATACCTTAAAATTTATAAACCCTGCATTACAAAATTACTTTGCTATAGAAATAGATAAAAAGAAACAAGAAGAAGAACAACTTGGTATGGAAAAGGTTATGCAAGCAAGCAAGCCTGAGTTACAACGTCTTATTAAAGCAGTACAAAAACAAGATGGCAGTAAGGCAGCTAGACAATTAGTTGGCGGTAATATCTTTTTTAGAGCAGGGGTAGAAAAACAATTAGCTATTACTTTAGGTGGTATTGCAGAAACAAAAGCTAAAACTTTTTTTAATGACTACACAGTAAAAAAACAATTAAATGATGGCACAATATTCAACGTACCACTACAACAATATAGTGTAGAGTCTCCTGAGTTTCAAACAGCATTAAATGAATATATTTCTACACAACAAAGTGATGTATCAGGTATTAGACCACTTTATGTAAATCAATACTTTTTACCACAACAAAATCGAGCCTTACAAAAAATACATTTATCACATCAAGAAGCGCATAATGAATACAACATACAAAATGCTGAAAATAAAATTGGTGATACCTTAAAAAGTACTTTTTATAATATAGATGAAAACCAAGAATTAATAGAAAAAGGTATTTTAGAAGTAGAAGAAAATGAAACTGGTATAGATCAATCAAGACGTATTGTGCAAGATAGTATAAATGAATTTGCAGTAAATGGATTAACTGAATCTGTATCTCCTTCTAAGATGATTGGAATTGTAAGTGATACAGCTAACAGTATATTTTTAGAATTTGAAGATAAAGGATTAGATGGTTATGACGAAGTAAAAGATTTTTTAGATTATGCTGGTGAATTAAAAGTAGGGCCACAACAAATTACAAAAGATGGCACTGTAAAACAATCAAAATTAAAAGATTTTTATGAAGAGGATATAAGAAAATTAAAAGTTGATTTGTTAAATGCTAGTGAAAAGTTTAGAGAAGAAGAAGAAAGAGAAGCTACCGAAACTAGACAAAAACTATTTCTTGATGAGATAAAACAATATGGATTTTTTCAAGTTGTAGATGGCAAACAAAATAGAGATAGACTAAATAAACTTGCTGAACTTTATCCAGAAGAATTAGATTTTCTAAAAGATAAAATAGAAGTAGAAGATTTTGATAGAGATAATTGGTTTACCAATTTTGAAAATGATCTTAGGTTTAAAGGTGTATATGATACAAACCCTTCAAAAGCATACACAGAGTTAGTTAGATTTGAGAAGTCATTAGGTGTGACGATTACAGATGAAGACAAGCAAAACTTACAAAGACTTAAAAATGAAATAGAAGAAACTTTAGGTAAAGGATTAAGAACAAATAGAAGCACAGAGATATTTAATAATTTAAAAACAGCAAAAGATATGATTGGTGAGAAAGATGCTATGGGTCAAATTACTTTAGGGAAACAAGAAACAGCAGATTTTTATGATTTAGAACAAAGATATATCAATGCAATTAGAAAGATAGAAAGTGATCTTACTATCAAACAAGAAGATAGAGATGACAAAATTAAAGAAGAAACTATTAAATTATTTGTTGATGCTAAAAAAATAAAAGCAGGAAAATATGATGCTTCTGGAATTATGTCAGAAGTTGACAAGCGTTTTAAAGAGTTTTTAAATCAGCAAAATACTAACAATAATCCATTTATTAATGAGGTTGATTCAACAAATAATCCTTTTAATCAAAATAACCAAACTAAAAAAACTGGTACTGAATTATTATTTGGTGGTAAGAAAGATAATATTGAAGGCGGTGCATTTACACCTTCTACCCCAGAAGATGAAGCAAGAGAACGTAAACTAAATCAAACAGAAAAACTAGATGAAATATTAAAAGGAGTAGATAAGACTAAAAAAATACCACAAACTAAAATAGAACAAATGTTATTAGCTGTAGGATTCAAACCAGCAGATGCAAAGATTATGGCTGCTGTAGCAATGGCAGAGTCAGCAGGTGATCCTATGATTGATACAGTAAAATCAGGTTTAGATCCTCAAAAGAAAAACGAATTTTCTATAGGTCTTTTCCAATTAAATATGATTGATGACTTTTTAGAAGAAAGGTTAAGGTTGTTTGATATTGAATCAACAGATGAATTATATGACCCTATTGTTAATGTAATAGCAGCTAAACGCTTATTTGATCAACAAGGGTTTGGTGCGTGGGGTGCTTATACAAATAACTCCTACAAACAGTTCCTTACTGATTAAAGATGACAGATTCAAATTTAAATAACAATCAAGCTAGTCAACCTATAAGTGGCTTTCAAACTGATACTAACTTTTTACAGCCTATAAATAACGATATATATAAACAAACAGAAAGTTTTTTAGATTGGGATATAGATGTAGATTTAGAAAACTCTATAAATAATTTTTATACAGAAGGTGACGAAGGTACATTTAAAGATGAGAAAGGAGATCCATATAAACAAGCAGCAGGTTTAGGTATTGATATTGGCGGTGGTATTGGCCTTGATAAATTAACTTTGCCTTTATTAGTTAGTCCTGATCCTGTAACTAAAGCTGCATATTTTGGTATTAACTTTGTTGGTGGTGTTGGTCTTAATATTGCTGCACAAAAAGCAAGAGGTGAAGAAAATATAGACTTTGGAGAAGCTATACAGTCTGGTGTTGTTCAAATGATACCTTTCGGATCTACAGCCAAAATAGGAAAAGGTGGTCTTAAAAAAGCTGCTATACAAGGTGCTGGTATCGCTGTTGGTGGAGAACAAATAAGAAAAGGTATTAATGAACAACAGTTTTTAACACCTAAAGAAATTTTTGATTCTGCTGCACTTGGAGGAACTTTTGGTGTAACTTTTAAAGGAGCATTAGAAGGCTTAGATAATATAAGCACAAAATTAAATAAAAAATATGCTAATAAAACTGCACAAGAAATTAACAAAACAATAACAGAAAAAGAAAAAGAAGAAATAATTAACGCTGTAAATCAAACAGATACATTAAAAAGAAAATTAGAAAAACAAGACGATACAGTTATTCAACCTAAAAGAGTATTCCAACTACCTAAGTCTTTACAACGTATGAAGCCTAGATATGGGTTGGCAAGCATACAGTT